ATTTTCAAAGAGCAGTTTCCTGTGATTTCAGAGGCTCTAGAGTGGTAATAAATATTCAAACTTGAGGTGAAAGTTTTGGCAACATATCCTGTAAAAAATAAACAAACTGGTGAACAGAAAGAAATACGAATGAGTATTCATGATTGGGACCAGTGGTGCAAAGACAATCCAGACTGGGAGCGTTACTATACTCCTGATAATGCTCCCTGTCTTGGTGTTGAGATGGGAGACCCCTTCAGTAAGATTTACACCAAACATCCAGGATGGAAAGATGTTATTGGTAAAGCAAAGAAACAACCAGGTTCAAATCTAAAACATTACGATTAAATTTATGCCAGTAAAGAAAAAAACGGGTGTCGGAACTACTAACCCAGTTCCATTCGGTATGAGTAATAGAACAATGAAGAGAAAGAAACCCATCAATCTTGACTATATCAAAAAGGTTGAACCGATTACAGAAAATCAGGAAATCTTTTTTGAAAAGTATAAAAACCAACAGAATCTGGTTGCATACGGATGTGCTGGTACAGGAAAGACCTTTATTACCCTCTACAACGCCCTTCTAGATGTCCTAGACCCTAAGTCACCATACGAGAAGATTTACATCGTCAGGTCTCTTGTACCTACCAGAGAGATCGGTTTCCTACCTGGCGATCATGAAGATAAGTCATCTCTTTATCAGATTCCATACAAGAACATGGTGAAGTACATGTTCGAAATGCCTGATGATGCTTCTTTTGAGATGTTGTATAACAACCTCAAGACACAGGGTACTATTTCTTTCTGGTCAACATCATTCATTCGTGGAACAACCCTGGACAATGTAATCGTTATCGTTGACGAGTTCCAGAACCTTAACTTTCACGAACTTGACTCGATGATCACTCGTATTGGTGAGAACTCAAAGATTATGTTCTGTGGAGATGCAACTCAGTCTGACTTGACTAAACAGAATGAAAGGAATGGTATTGCTGACTTCATGCGTATCTTGACGAACATGCCATCCTTTGATACAATTGAATTTGACGCAGAAGATATCTGTAGAAGTGGTCTTGTTAAAGAGTACATCATTGCCAAACTTGAACTCGGTATGTAATGTTTAATCATATTGAAATAGAATATCCATCTCTTGACAGACAAACAATTGATGGTGTTCGATATTATGACACACCTGATGGACAAAAGTTAGTTTCCATCACATCTATTATTAGTCACTACAACCGAGAAATCTTCATCAATTGGAGAAAGAGGGTTGGTGTTGAAGAAGCAAACAGGATCAATAAACAATCAACCAGTCGTGGCACTGATATGCACACACTGGTTGAAAATTATATGCTGAATAAAGATTTACCCACGGTGCAACCACTGTCTGAATTTTTATTCAAACAAGCTAAACCTGATCTTGATCGAATCGACAACATCCACGCAATTGAACAAGCTCTTTTTAGTAAGGAACTTGGAGTTGCAGGTACAGTTGATTGTATTGCTGAGTTTGATGGAGAACTTGCTGTCATTGACTTCAAGACAAGTAAGAAACCTAAACCAGAAAAATGGATCGAACATTACTATGTACAGTGTGCAGCTTATGCTTGTATGCTCTATGAAATGACTGGTATTATGGTCAAAAAATTTGTCATCATTATGTCTTGTGAAAATGGAGAAGTGGAAGTCTATGAACAGTATGACAAGAGAAAGTACATCAACCTTCTCGCAAAATATATTAGCGAGTTTGTTGAATTCAAATTACAACAACATGTCTAAATCTGAAGAACTAAGTGTCGATCAACTGATTGATAAAAAATTTTACAACAGTCGAACCTTTGCAGAAGAAATTGAAAATATTGTCAAAGACAATATTGACATGAAGTATGTTGATGCTATAGTATATTTTTGTGAAAAGAATAGTTTAGACATCGAATCTATTCCTAAACTAATTTCAAAACCCCTCAAAGAAAGATTGAAAGCAGAGGCAATGGAATTGAATCTATTGAAACGCACATCTCACGCTAAACTTCCTTTATGATACCAAAAGTGAGTCCCTTTGATACATACAAGGCATATCTTGGATTGAAAAATCACTTCACCAAAGACAAATATGATTATCATCGTTATGGTGGTAAGTCACGTGCATCATTAGAGTCCTTCTATAAACGTAAGGACAGATTCTTTTTTGAAAAGTTGAGTCGTCAAAAAGATGATAGTGAAGTCATTGAGTTTTTTGTTTCTAACTTTGTCAGTTGTGACGATCCTCAGTCTCTGTGGATCGGAGAAATTGTTCGGAACGGGGAACAGAATTACACCGATTGGAAGAGACGGCTTCAGTCGTTATCTTATACGTTCAAATCGGAAATAGAAAATGTCTTTAGTGATAAAAACTTTGATTCAATGTTTGATATTGAGGGTACAAGACACCCACAAATTGTCAAAGAACACTTGGCAAAAAACTTATCACTTGAATCACTCGTAATCTTAAATAAAATTTTAGGATTCAAAAAACAATTCGATAGTAAGTTGGATGATCCTGTTTGGAAATTCTTATCGATGAGAATTGACAAGTATGATTCCTTTATACATATTGATGTATTTAAATTTAAATCAATTCTTAAGGAGGTTGTAGTCCATGGCACTTGATAATGTTACCGTGCTTGAAAATCTGAAATCTCAGAGAGAAGAATTGGAAAAACAACTTGATGGTGGTAGAGAAATGTACCTGAAAGTATGTGGAGCAATTGATGTTCTCGAGCAGATTGAAGAATCTAAAAAACAAGATGAACAACTTTTAGAAGCAGAAGCACAAGTACAATGAGTTTTTTCCAATCGGAATTAGTCCAAGATGAGATGAACAGGATTGCCGAATTACAAGAGGCAATCTACAAAAATGTATTTACATTTTCATCTATGACAAAAGAAGATAAACTTGAACATGTTGAAATGATGGAGGAACTGTTGAAAAAACAACAGATCCTCTATACTCGCATGAGTTTATCTGAAGATCCCGAAGCTAAACTGATGAAGGAAAACATCATGGAATCTGCAAAACAACTTGGGTTTCCACCAGATGTTGATCTGGCATATGTCTTCAGTAATATGACCAATATCATTGAAAACATGAAGAAGTCTCTTGACAACACCCCCTGAGGGTCCTATATTAAGGGGGTGGTTAGGTCCCCCACCAAAACTTAACCAACAGGCCAAATACAAACAAAAGGTAAATACAAATGTCTTTTTCTGATTTAAAGAAACAGTCCTCTCTTGGTTCTCTGACACAAAAACTGGTCAAAGAAGTAGAAAAGCAAAATGGTGGTGGCAGTAATGGTCCCGATGACCGTCTGTGGAAACCAGAGATGGATAAAAGTGGTAATGGATATGCTGTTATTCGTTTCCTTCCTGCTCCTGAGGGTGAAGATCTCCCTTGGGTGAAATTGTTCTCTCATGCCTTCCAAGGTCCTGGTGGTTGGTACATCGAAAACTCCCTGACCACTATTGGTGGTAAGGATCCTATCGGTGAACTGAACCGTGAACTGTGGAACACTGGTAACGAAGCAGATAAGGAAACTGTTCGTAAACAAAAGCGTAAACTTTCTTTCTACGCAAATATCTACGTCGTTAAGGATCCTGCCAATCCTCAAAATGAGGGTAAGGTGTTCCTGTACAAGTTTGGTAAGAAGATCTTCGACAAGATCATGGAAGCAATGCAACCTGAGTTTGAAGATGAAACTCCTATCAATCCCTTTGACTTCTGGCAAGGTGCCAACTTCAAACTCAAACTGAAGAAGGTTGCTGGTTATTGGAACTATGATAGTTCCGAGTTCGATCGTCCAAGTCCACTTCTGGATGATGATGAGGCGATGGAAGCAATCTGGAAGAAGCAGTATTCACTGACTGCATTCACTGCACCCGATCAGTTCAAATCTTATGACGAACTGAAGAAACGTCTTGATTATGTTCTGGGCAACAAGTCCACACGTCGATCAACCGTAGAGGAAGAAACTGAGTATGATAACTACGCAGCAACAGAACGAAAGAGTGTCTCTGAAGAAGAAGTCATGCGAAAGCTTGAAGACTCATATCAATCTTCAAAGGCAACTAATGACTTCAACTCTCCTGATATTACTCTCAGTAAAGGAGACGATGACGATGACGACCCCATGAGTTATTTTTCAAAACTGGCTGAGTCCTGATACCAAAATCGGCTTTTTGTTTCAAAAAAGCCGTAAAAAAATCCTGGGGGCTTTTTTGGCCCCTTTACTTTTTTTATTGATACAATCTAACGTTTTCTCCCCGTACTAACCTATCAGAAACATACTGACTAGACCCAGGAGTATATGGCATAAACTCTTCCATGTCATCAATAGCAAGACTCACGTAGATATCTTTCAATAAAAATATATTTCTCTTTCTGTCTTGAATTCTTGTCTCGTACTCTAAATTAGAAACTGGATAAGTTGAAGCTCTTGTAACTTGTTGTTCTAAACCAATATCATAGAAGGTAATACTCCAATCACTAGGAACAATCAATCCTCTTTCTACAATCGTTCTTTTATCACTATCTTGAATTAGATTAGTCTCATAATGTTTGGTTTCATACATTTTTTCATAACTACCATACTTATTGAGTAGGTAATTATCAAAGGATTCTTGAGTCCAAGGCCATTCAGATTCAAGATTCATAATATTATTAGATAACATTACGATCCAATCAAGATTCTCATCTCCATAAATTTTATATGCAACATCATCAGGTCTCTCATCACCAACTACTTTATATTTGGTAAAGTATGTAATATTTTGGAAGATGTCTTCCCTAAGTTTACCTCTTTTGAAGAGATTCTTTACCTCTGTATAATCAGAAATATTATCACCACCTTTGACTCTGTTTACATAATCAAAGTTTGGCAGGTTTCTAAAATATTTTTGTGCCATCTTTAGTATCCCATTGTTACTTCTGTGTTATCAGGAATATCATCAGCATAAATTGGCATAATTTCACTAAAAGACATTGTTAAGTCATATGCTGTCAAAGACCCAGAGGAATCAAATGTTGCATAGGAACCATCTGGTGTGTAATTTACCCCAAAGTTTGATAAAGCACAAGGTTTAAACTTATTTAGATATGGATGGTCACCACCACCTTTGTAAATATATTTCAATTCGAAGATTCTTGGTGATGTCAGGAAGAAATTCGAGCCACTTCTAGAAACTGCCATATTTCTTTTGAATGCTCGTATGATTCTTCTTATTTCTTCTGATTCATCCTGACTTCTTGGTGTGAGTCTAAAATTGAAATTAAAAGTTCTAAGATTAGGACCATTGAAAAGAAGTTCAAGGTTTGGATTAATTACCATACCAGTCGCTCTACCTACTAGATTTGCACTAACTGCTTGACCAGCAAAATATGCATTTATAAATGGTCTTATTTTCGGGTCTTCAAGTATTAGTCTAGCACTGTCATTAAGGTTTGTAAATGCACCATAAATTTGCCCTAAGTTCAAGTTACCAATGCCTCTTATTGCATCTTCAGCTGTTTTCCCTAATAGCGCTTGAACTGGATTCAATTGATCGTCTGACCAACTCACTGCATTCGTTTCACTCAATTGAGGTTGCATTGGGAAATATACAGTTTCATATGGTTTCCCTAGATTTTTATTAGCTTTATAATACTTATCACTGCCATATTCACCACCAAAAATATCCAAACCAGATGGTTGGTAATCATGTGCTGTTATGGAAATGTAGTCATATTCAAAGCCGGCTGGTGGTACATGGTAAGGATATCTTAAGATTTTAGTAGCACCACCCCTACTTTTTGTATCAAGTAAAGGATTAACTTCTTCTACTCCTTGTGATATTACACCATCTCCATCCACATCAGTCCCAATACCACCTGGTGCATCTTCACCAGGAACAGCTGGTTCTGCTGGAGCACCAGGATCTGGAGTTGCATCAGGATTTTGAGTTGGTGTAGGAGTTGGTTTAGGAGTCTGAGTGGATGTATTACTTAATGACCTGTAACCTGGTTTTGCTTGAAGATCTTGATATTCTTGTCTTGAAGTTGAACCTGAGATATTATTTTTTGCAAGAGTTAAAGTAGCACTCCTGACAGATTGAGTTAAATTGCGTAGTTGATTGGAATTTTTTCCAGTAAAATACTCAACATACAAGTTATCATTTCTGATACTATTACTTCCAGTACTTGCATTATGTTGATAAATCAACGTATCTCCAAACAATGTAACTTGATAGACATCATAGTTTCCTGTAGTTCTATCAGTAATTACTCTTATATTATCTTTTAGTCTTCGGGAAGAATTCAGTAATTTTAGAGTGGCTTTATATCTGGTGGGATCGTTTACTCCTAAACTTTCCCAACCTTGAGGATCTCCGGCTGCCATATCCTTTTTTAATTATTTATTGTGAAACTTTGATATGGAATAGATCTTAGAGTCTTAAGTTCCATAGGATATACTTTGTATAGATTACTCTGTAATTCTTCCCAGGTATAGTTTCTGAACTCACCCCAATGATAATTAAGTCCTCTGAATCCCCACCTAAACAAGCCTGTTACTGCAACTAAGGGAAATCTATCGTATTCAACTCTAGTTGTCTTTGCTTTGTAGATGAATGTAAAATACTTACCAACATCAGGGACAACTTCTACCTCGGTTTGAAGTTTCTCAATGATTTCTAACATCATATCATCTTCGACTGCCATCGTTTTGATACGATTGACCTCTTCTTCAGTAAATCGATTGACCGTACTATTCAGATACTCCTCTTGTTCTTCATCCATTAGCAGCTCTTAACTGTCTTTGTTTTGCTGGAGGGAGTGCTTTTTGTTGTGATTGTGGAAGTTGTTTTTGTTGAGGTTCTTGAACTCTTACATTAACTTTTTGTACACCACTATTATCCCTAGAGATATTACTTGTAGGTAATGCCTTTCGTTGAGGTTGTGGTCTGATTGCAGGTCTTTGTCTACTACCAGCCATTGCTGTCGATGCTGGTCTTGCAGCGATTTGTTTATGTTGTGGTGGTTGTTTTGCAGCCGCAGTTCTTCTTGCTACCATAGAATCTTTACCAGCAGGAAGTGCGGGACGTTCTTTACCTTGTGGTAGAGCACGTTGTTGTGTTTGAGGTTTTGAACTTCTATATGGTTGTGGTTTTCTGTCAGGTTGTTTACCTGGACCTGTTTTATCTGGTGCTGTTGCAGGTTTCATTCTATCAATAACACCCTGATCAGTCTTTTTAATTCTGTCTCTGATAGCACCACCAACACGTTTAGCAGCACCTGTGGCAGCACCTGTGGCAAGTTTACCAAGACCAGTTGATGGTCTTTTCTTAAAACTTGTATCATACTTAAAATTTGTTGCACCAGAACTACCCTCAAATGAACCAGAACCACTAACGGCTGACTGTGTAGAAGATGCTGCGTCTTCGTTGAATTGATGGAATGTCTTCATGGTTATGCTATTCTGTTTAATTTCCTAAAGGGATAGAAACTCCTCGGGAAAACTGTATATTTTCTGCGCCAGTGGGCCCCACTGGTTTTTTTATTGCTTCAGAGATGGAAACTCCTCGGCTAAGGGTTTCACCAGTGTTATTTTGTACATTATCAACTGCAGGACTACCTGCATCTGGAGGAAGACCAGTATTAGACTGAGCCAATTGAGGTACAGTTACTCTTTCACTTATATATCTAGAGTATCCAAAGGTTACATTTAATCTAACGAACTCGTCAGTTGGTCCATAAGCTAGGTCCATACTATTTATTTGTTTTGGATAAGCATCCTTCAAAGTATACTGAAGGAACTTTTTATCTTGACGAGAGGCATCAATTCTTGGTGAATTTGACAAGTCTTTCTCAAATTTAATGATGTAGATGTCTGTAATATAATCATCATAATAATTCATTCTATAATTGACAAATTTTGAATCTTTATATTGTTGTCTTGATGCATTGGTACCCAATCCACTCATATAATCAACCCAACCCTCAAAGAATGCAACAGTATCATAATCATTATCAACAATAAATGTCATACCAATCTCATTCTCATATGCTCTTCTATATGGAATTTCTTCTACGACGCCATGATAATCAGCACTAACAGAATGTGTCAGGAATGATGTACCAGGAGTTGTAGTCTGTATACATCTTAACTCAATATCTTCACCATACTGTGTATATGAGACACCTCTTGCTGTCAAAAATGATTGGACTTTTCCTGGAGGAGCAAGTCTCACCTGGTAAATATTTGGAGCAGCAACATTAAGTATCCTACTTTTGATCTCTGATGTTTTGTAAGATCTTGGAGTTGGAACTCCACCTTTACTAGGCATCTAAATAAATTGCTCTACTATTACTATGTATACTGATGCCCAGAGGTTCGAAGTACCATCAAGGTAGATTTCACCCACAGCATCCTGAAAAATATATGGGGGATGCAAGAAATATTGTTTATCGAAGTAGTTGGGAACTACATTTTCTCAAGTGGTGTGACAGAAATGATGCAGTTTTAAAATATGCATCTGAAGAATTTAGCATCCCCTACGTCTCTCCTATTGACAAAAGAGTTCACAGATATTATCCTGATGGTATTGTTCAGATAAGACATCAGGACGGTAGAGTGTGTCGATATATTATTGAGATTAAACCAGCAAAACAATGTATAGAACCAAAGAAACCTTCAAGAGTTACTAAGTCATATATCAATGAATGTACAACATATGCCGTCAATCAAGCAAAATGGCAGGCGGCTGCAGACTTTGCAAAAGATAATGGGATTCAATTCAAAGTTTTGACAGAACATGACCTTGGAATTACTCCACCTAAAAAGCGTAAAAAACGTAACTAAATATTGTTACTGAAATCATTATCAGATATCATGCCTTTACCAAAGATTGCTACTCCAACTTATGAACTTGAGTTGCCATCCACTAAACAAAAGATTAAGTTCAGACCTTTTTTAGTTAAAGAAGAAAAACTTCTTGTTCTTGCACTTGAAAGTGAAGATACTAAACAAATCACTACTGCAATTAAAACTGTAATTAAAAATTGTATCTCTACTAGAGGTATCAAAGTTGAAGAACTTCCCACTTTTGATATTGAATATCTATTTCTCAATATTAGAGGTAAGTCTGTAGGTGAAGAAGTAGAAGTGAATATTATTGCACCAGATGATGGTGAAACATCAATCCCTGTAAAGATCGATCTTGAAGATATCAAGGTTGTCGAAAATGAAGATCATAATAAACAGATTAAACTTGATGATAATTTGATGATGGAAATGAAGTATCCATCACTTGATCAATTCATCAGGAATAATTTTGATTTTGATGATAAGAGTATTGATAGATCTTTTGAATTGATTGCTACTTGTATCGATAAGATTTATAATGAAGAAGAAGTATGGTCTACTGATGATGTGAGTAATAAAGAGGTAGTTGAGTTTCTTGAACAGATGAGTTCAAATCAATTCAAAGACATTGAGAAATTCTTTGAAACTATGCCAAAACTTTCTCATACTCTTGAGGTAATAAATCCTGTCACAAAAGTAAAGAGTACAGTAGTACTGGAAGGGTTATCAAGTTTTTTCGGATAGGCCTGGTCCACATGGACCTTGAAAATTATTTTAGGTTAAATTTTGCCTTGATGCAATACCATAAATATTCTTTGACAGAGATTGAAAATATGATGCCTTGGGAACGAGACATCTATGTTGCTTTACTTCAAGAACATTTAGAGGATGAAGAGCAAAAGATGAAGGCACGAAATGGCTAAAAGGATCAGAAGGTCAAAATCCAACAAGAAGTCAGCTGTTGATAAGCAAATCGAACAGTTGAAGAAGGCTTCTGGTGGAAAAGTTTCTGATCAACTTGATGCTCTTATTGATTCAATTAGAGAAGAAGAAGAAAAAGAAGACGATTTTTTAAATGTAGATAATTTACTTAAGGAGTTAGAGAAATCAAGAAAGAAGGACGAACAAGAAAAGAAAAAAAGACAGAGAGAGTCAAAGAAAGCAGTTGATAATGCAATCAAAAAAATAAAAAATGGTAATAAAAGAGAAACTCAAACTGAAAATATTGATCCAAGAATATTAAAACTCCTTGGCTTAGAAGATTATGAAGCAGAATTAGATTATGAGGATTATAAACGTCTTCTAAAAGAGAAGATGGCTGCCGATAGAATGGGAGGTGGAAAGGGAGAAGAACAAGAGGGAGATAATGAATTATTAAAAAATGAATTCAGAAGAGCACAGAAACAATCTGGCTCATTTAAAGTACAGGCTAATAGAAATAAAAGAAAGGCTAAAACTTCAAATTTTGTAAGTAAAAGGCCAAGTCGAAAACCAAAACCTAAAAGTGTTAGGACCACAAAACTTTTACCATCTGCTGGCCAAACCAGTAGTCCAGAAAATGTAAAGGCCGAGATTCAAGAAGATACTCAAGAACAATTATTGCCATTGTCTAAGACATTAGACGATATCAATAATAATTTAGATAAACTTCTAAAAATTGAACGACAAAAACTTGAACTTGAAAAACAAGCAGCAAGAGAAGCTGCTAAGAAGGAAGAGACTGAAGGATTCAGAAAGAAAGAGGCAGAACTTGAAGATACTGAAAAGAAAAGTGCAAAAAAGGTTTCAAAAACTTTAAAACCAGCTTCTAATATATTTGATAGTATCCTAAACTTCTTTAAGAATGTCTTACTCGGTGGGGCTATTAGTCTTATTCTTGATATCATTCAAAATCCAGGTAAGTATTTAAAACCATTGATTGATTTTGGTAATTTTATAATTGACTTTATTAATGATAAGATCATTAAATTTATCAATGATATAGTATTTGCACCTATCAATGCATATATTGGTCTATGGAATAAAGCATTCAATGAGATAGAATGGGCTCTTAAACAATTAGCGAAGGTTCTTCCTAATATCCCAACACCAAAACTACCAAGAATACCTACTGTTGCACTTCCATATATTAAACCTATTCAATATCCTCAATGGATGCAACAACAAGAAGGTGGTGGTGAAGTTATTGATATTAAAAACCTATCATTGTTTGATGGTGGTGCCATTGACAAATTGACTGGTCTTCAAATCAAAGGTATGGGTAAGGACACTCAGTTGATTGCTGCTCAACCTGGCGAAATTATGATGAGCAAAAAGGCTGTTAATATGTTTGGTGCTGGTAATCTTCTAGCAGCAAATGCTATGGCTGGTGGAAATAACAAACCTAAGTTTGGTAAAATCCAAGGTTTTCAAGGTGGTGGACAAGTTGGTAAACTTGTGATTGGTGCAGGACACTCACCATCAGAAGATAATGCCATGAGAGGTATTGCACTTGGTTCTGATGGTCGTCCTGTTCAAGGAACACAAGATTTCAAAACTGGTGTGCCAGAATGGAAAGCAGCCAGACATCTTGTTAAAAGTATTAAGAGTCTCGTAAGTAATAATCCCGCACTATCCAGTAGGATTTCTTTTGAGAACATTACTGCATATACGGGAGATAAGGGACTAAGTGGTGTACCTTATAGAGTTGAACAACAATCTGGTACTCAGTTTGTTGATTTACACTTTGATGCAAGAGGAGGAAGAGGTGGTGTATTAAGACCAGAATCTGATAGAGTTTCTTCTGTTGACAGAGCAATGGCTTCAGTATTTGGAAACTATCCAGGTATCAAACCATCTGAAAAAGGAGTGACTGCTGCAGGAGGTACTATTCTTGAGGTTGCAGCGATTGATGACCCTTCAATTGGAATGTTCTTAGGAGAGGTAAAGAATGGAATGATTGGTAATGAGTCATTGGCTCTTGCAACTAAAGTCCTCAATTCAATGTTGCCTGGTTTATCGGACTCACCATCAATGTTGCCAGGTGGTCAAGGATATAATGGAATCACACCCACACAAGCACAAACAGGCCAAGTCTCAGGATCTACTTCATCACCTGGAAATGCAACTATTTCAAGACCTACAACTGTGTTGAGAGTTCCTGGACCACCATCGATGCATGGTGGAGGTGGAGGCTCAGGGGGAGTACTTCCCATTCCTGTTGGTGGTCAAGGTTCAAATAGTGCTGCAAGTGCGGCACAAAAACAAATTCCAGGATTCTCTGCTGAAGACTCAAGTAATTTTGATCTCATTGTTGTCAAATCAATCTATAATATAGTAGGATAAGATATGGTACTTCCATTAATAGTAAAAGGATTTATCGGTGTTGCCACAAAGGGTGCGGCCAAAAGTGCTGCTTCTGGTGCAGCAAAGAAGTTTGTCAAAGGAAAATCAAAATACAGTTCTAAAAATAGAGTTGAAAATATTGGTAGAAATGTATCTAAAAAAACAAAATCTAGACCTAGTACTAAGAAAGTACCTTCCATAAAACTTCCAAAATCTGTATACAGAAAGTCTTCGGAAAGTTCATCATCTACAAAAACAACTGGTAAAGTATCTTTTGAATCTCTTAGTAAACAACTTGAATCAATTGATAAGACTACACAGTCATTAGTCAAAGTTGCTGAGAGTGAAAAAAAATCAAGAAAAGAATTAAATAGGGAAACTAGAAATAAAAATAAAACAGAAAAAGCTAGAAAAAAAGAAGATAAATTAGAAAAGAAAAAAGGTGGTTCGTCAATACTTGGTGTAGGAAAAACTATAGGCAAAAATTTCAATATCTTTGATTTTTTAACGAATATTGCTTTAGGTGGTTTAACACTATTTCTCCTCAATAATTACAAAAAAATTGAGAATGTAATTAGCACTTTATCACAAAATTTTAGTAATCCATTTAAATTAGCAAAGAGTATTATACTTGGTATAACAAGTGTTTTTGGTGGACCCATAAAGGGAATCTTCAATACCGCTTGGAAAGGAATGAAGAAGGCTGGTTCAGGCCTTAAGAGTTTGATGAAAAAAGTGGTACCTAAGGCACAAAGTTTATTTGGTGGTTTAGGTTCTGGTCTTGTCAATTTTATAAAAAATGTCATATCTAAGTTTACTGGTGGTGCTGCTTCTGCTGGAGCAAGTGGTGCTGCACAGGGTTTGAAAGGGGGTGGACGACGACCTGCTACTGCACAAGCATCACGATCGGCAGCATCAACCGCAAGTGCTAGGACAACACAACAAGCATCTAAACAAACTGCAAAAAATTTGTTTGGTGCAGGTGGTAAACGCATTCTAAAAATTGGTAATATATTTAAAAGAGTTCCTGTTGTTGGTGGTCTTCTTAGTATCTTTATTGATATGTTACTTGGTGAACCACTTGATAGAGCTGTAGTAGGTGCAGTTGGTGGTAGTATTGGTGCTTGGATCGGTGGTGGTATTGGTTCATTAGTGTTTCCATTTGCAGGGACAGCAGCAGGTGCCATTCTTGGTGGTATGATTGGTGATTGGGGTGGTAAAGCACTGTATGGACTTATCCAGGAAAAATTTAGTTCAATACCACCCGTTCCAGCAGAAAAGAAATTTGGTAATAATTCTCAGATTGACCAAGAAACAGGTAAACCACTTCCACAATCTGGTACGGGTACAGGTACGGGTACAACACCAACAGCTGTTGGGGGAGGTTCAGACTTTTGGTCTATTGCTGCAATTTCTTCAGTGGAAAGTGGTAATGCTCAAGGAAGAGCTGATGTTGCACAATCAATTTACAATAGAAAAACTGCTGGTAGTAGGTATGGATATCTGGGAGGACCAACTTATAATGGAATGATTACTCATAGTAATCAATATCAACCTGTAAGAGAGGGGGATAGAAATTTATGGAGGGCTATCAAAGACAGAGACAGCGCTATTGCTGCAGTAGCTTCTGTTACAAGACGTGGTAAGTCTATCGGTATTTCTATGGCAACTAAGTTGGTTGATGATGCAGCGAGAGCCATTACAAATCCTTCCTTAATTCAAAATGCAAGAGACTGGGTTGGTGGAAGAACAGATTTTGCCACACCTGAAGCAGCACAAAAGTTTCCTGGTGGTTTAGGTTTTAGAACTAGACACGGACACTTATTTGGTTGGTATGTTGGTCCTGGAGCTATAAGATATGGAAGAACTAACCCAGGGCCTACAGGAGGGGTGAGTCAACAACAAACACCTGTACAATCAACATCACAACAATCTTTGCAACAAAATAATCAACAATCTGCACAACAAAAAATTGCTGTCTTGGCATATGGTACCAACGAATGGGGTAGGGACAGATCTTACATCGTATCCGCAACCAAAAAACTTATCAAAGGATTGATGAATAAGGGCTATAGAGTTGTCGTTGTACCTCCATCAGATAAACTGGTTGTTAAAAATAACCCCAAAGGTAATGTGGTTATTAAAGCTCCATATCAGGGTGTGACTACTGCTGCAGCAGAGATGGGTTGTCAGATTGACTATGGTGTTTATGCACCTACCGATAATCTGGGTAATTATGTTCATTTGACTCCATCAAGTGCGGCGGCAATCAAGAATAAGTATAAACCAGACATTGTAGTTGGTGATAGTAACGCAGCACTCATCAGAGGTGGTCAGTCAGCAACTGCTAAAGATGGTGCAGCTTATGCTCAAGTGTCTCAGATGATTAGTAATATCACTCCGACATCAACATCTCCTCAACAAGCACAACTTAGAAGTACAGGTCAAAATTTACCTGGTGTTATACAAAAGAAAGGAGCAACCACTGGTGCAAAAAAAGATCAATTGATAAGTGGCTTCCCAGTTACATCTCCTTATGGTCAAAGATGGGGAACACTTCATGGAGGTATTGACATCGGTACACCAGAGGGAACATATGTTGCATTGGGTGTAGATGTTGAAATTGTGTTTTCGGGACTACACGGAAGAACACCAGGACACGGTTATGGAAATGTTATTGATGCATGGGCTCCATCACTAGGATTACAGTTTAGATTGGCACACTTGCATGAATTGCTTGTAAAGAAAGGACAAAAAATACCTGCTGGTGTCCCTCTTGGTCGAACTGGTGGAGCAAAAGGTGATAGAGGTAGAGGTAGTTCTACTGGACCACACCTCCACTTTGAGGTCGATAATAAATACGATGGTACCGATTATGGTGGAATGGGAGATCCTTCACCATATATTGGATACATTATTTTGAGTTCTGTACCCCCAGCGGGTCAGGCATCTGGTCAGAACATAAATTTATCTCCACAACAAGCTGCTTCACAATCAAGAAGTGGTATTGATAGACGAGCTTCTTATGAATCTGGTTATTCACAGGGTGGTGGAGTAGTTCCTGTCCCAATACCATCTCAAACAACTCCTGGTGGAGGAGGTGGTGGAGGAGTTCCTATGATGGGAGGTCCTTCCACAAAAGAGGTATTAAATAGTTATTATAAATCTCAACTTATGGGATTCTTATATAAACAAGGATAATGCCATCACAAAACGCTCCAACATCTCCTGGTAATATTCAGAAGTTCAAAATATCATCAAATCAGTCTGACAAAGCGATTGACTTATCTGGTGGTGTAGTTGAATT